GACGTTAATCCGCAGTCTATTAACGATATCGTTCTCGAAAAGCGCGGGATTAGCGCTGAGATGGCGGTCCGTCTTGGACGGTTTTTCGGCACCACGCCAGAGTTCTGGATCAACTTGCAATCTGCGTATGAGCTTTTCAAGGCCAACAACGATTTGAAGCGCGAGCTAGGAAAAATTCAGCCCCACAAAAAGGAAACAGCCGCGTAGACCAAAAACAGCGGGCTGAACAGGTGCTTGCAACACCTGCCCAGCCCTAACCAGTTCGCCTATTCAGGAGGCAAACGTGGCTGACACCCATTCTATTCACCTTGCCCCTAAAAGCTGAGCCTCCACCGAGCAGGCACTCCCTACAGTTTTCACTACACTGCCTTCTTCACATCGACCTTCCACTCTGTGGCCGTACTCTCGCAAAGAACCCCAATGACGATCCAGTCCTGGTCTTCGTAGGAGATCGTATCTCTCGCCACAGGTCGGGCGCAGTCCGTCGCCACCAAGTTCAGCCATTGGAATACCTGCTGCTTTGTGTCGGCGTCGAACACGGTCAAGTTGTAGTTATCAGCGTATGTCATTCACCCTTCTTTAGTTCTTCGCCCATCGCGCCTGAGCCGCTTTCCCGGGGTCTTCTCTGAACGCTGTCGCCCGGCCAGCTTCTTAGCTGAGGCTTTCCGCCTGTATAAATCGCGGGGATGAAATCTCCCGACATAAACGAATCAAACAAATCGGCCACTCCTGAAAGCCAATCTCTCAGAAGTGGCCACGTGCATCACTACTCAGGCTCATGCACAACGACGACCATCCGCATCCACGGGTGGACACAGCATTCCCAGCGGGAAACTCCTACCGGCAGCGCAGAGCTTCCGGCAGTAGGCCCGGCTTCTGTGTTGCCAGCCTCCACAAACTGATTCGTCGGACTTTCAGGTTGCGGCGCCAGTGACCCGTTGGCCAGCACCTGAGCACACTCTGGCGCCAGGACGGGATTGCCCGAGAGGCCGTTAAGTCTGGTCTTAAAACCACCGCCAAATTGCGCAACCCGCGTGAACGTGTGAGTTTCACCGCCCATGTTTTGAACGGTGGTTTGGTCACCCGACGTAAGGTCGAGCCGGACTAACTTAAACGTTCCGGAGGTCGCGTCCAGCATCGGATTAAACCGCCAGGCCCCGGCAATCTGATCGGTTTGCAGTTCTCCGATGAAGTCAGAAAACAGGGTGTTTCCGTGTGGACCGACCACGCAGTGTCCGGCTCCCAGCGCAGCGTTGAAACTTGCTGGATCACAGGCGTCTCGCATGGTGATGGTCTTGGTTGATTGCGCGTTAGCGAGGCAGGCAAAAAGCACTGCCACACCGATTCCCAAAGTGAACCATCTCATATTCCCTCCAAAGGGGTTGTGTCCTTGCCAGCGTCGCTCGACGGCAGACGCGGGGACACACATTGGTTTGTCAAGGTGGCTATCGTCAAAGGGCAAAATGCAGATTTGCCGCGTTCGCAGTAACTTGCCGTCGAATACCGCTCTTTGCCGTGCCCTCGGTTCCCTGGTGTCGGCCACATCCGATCAATCTCGGCCGGGAGTTGAGCCAGCTTCCGGGCTGCGAGCGGACTGGCGAAAGAGCTGTTTCGGATACTGGTGGTGCACGACAGTACATGCATGAACTAGCGATTGCGCAGTGCACTCACAAGCATCTGGTCTGCAAGGATTGCGGTGCTACGGTCGAAGCGCAGTAAGTCCTTTGTCGGTCAGTCCATGCGCTCTTGCAGCCCATCTCCGGAGGCTTCCATGAAACGGGCTATCGTCCTGTTTGCTGCTGCTTTCGTTGGCCTGACATTCGCCGTCTCTGTAGCTAATGACCAAGGCATGGTCCCTTGGGTACACTGGATAAAACGTTGGCAGCCTTGCGTGGATCGGTTTCTACTGCATCCTCAAGTCGCTCAGGAAACGGGCTGGAGCGTGAGATAACCAGCGGCGGCGATGCTTCATTTCCCCCTAACACCAGTGCCACTGCCCATCGTTGACCCGCAAGTCATGCAGTGTCGGTTCCTCGCGATAGGTATTCTTTTGCCGCACGGTCACAGAGAAAGTCATGGCAAGGGCATCTCCTAAGTCAGGCGAGGCCATGCCGCGCTTCTTCATGTCCTCTTTCTTTTCAAGCTGGATCTGCTGCTTCGCGCTGTAGCCGTACTGCACGCCTGTCAGGTCAACATCCAGCTCGGGATCGTCGGGAATCTCTGCACCTGCCTTGAGCCATTCGGCCATCTTGGCCCAGACCTCGGCTCTGCGATTGAAGTAGGCAGCGGCATCCCATGGAGTGCTCCCACCATGGAACTCGTGAACATGAAAACCACGATGCCGCAATTGATCGACGACACCTGCGCCGAGGCCGTCGCCGTCGATAACCACTGCGTCGGGATGTTCAGAGTTTATGAACGCGATAACGCGCTCTGCGAGTTGAACGGTATCCACTCCGCTGAGCTTGGCAAGAATGCGAGCTTGCCTCCCCTGCCTGCAGAGGATCACAGACTTGTCATCGCCGAAGCGGGCAACGTCTACGCCTAGAATCTTCGGCAGATTGGAGAATCCGAAAGCCTTGTACTTCCTGCAAGCCGCTACCACATCACTCGAAATCAGTTGGCTTGACCCAGCCCTTGGACATTCCCCGCGCACACGCACCCTGACAAAATCAGAGTCCTCACCGTAGTCCGCGATCCACTCGGCGATCTGTTCTTTGTTTGTGAATCGGGATTCGCGGCTGTCTACCGAAAAGCGCTTCCAGCGTTCGCGCTCATTGCCGAACGTGATCCGCTGAAACTTTCCGGTGTTTCACGTGGGGTTGCCAAAGGCGAAAAACATCGGCTCGCCGTCTGAAAGTCCGCCCTCCGCAACTTGCCAGATCTGATCTGGGATAGCAGAGGCTTCATCGAAGAGATAGAAAGACGTGCTGTCCGCCGCGTGCTGGCCCGCGAATGCTTCCGAGTTCTCTTCCTTGCAAGAAAGAGCGGAAACATCTGAGCGTTGTAGTACATGCTGTCGCTCGTCACCTGAAACCAGTGCTTGTTAATCAGAAGCCTTGACCAGCGCTGAACCGTCGCCCAGGTCTTTGTACTCAACTGAGCGAACGTGTTCGCCGTCACGGAGCCGCGACAGTTAGGCCTGCTTGACAATATCCAGTGAACTAGCCATGCGGCGAGAACGCTCTTCCCTACGCCGTGACCGGATACGACACACATCCGAACCGGCGCAACCGGCTGGAATCCATCGAAGGCCCGCTGCTTTACCTGCTCGCCGAGTTCGATTAAGAACTCTTTCTGCCACTTGTCTGGGCCCTCATGATTCTGCAGAAACCCAGGCTTGCCCCACGGATAGGCGTACCGCACAAAGGCGAACGGGTCGGCATAAAAACTGGAGATGTCTTTATAAAGCTGGACTTCAGCGGCGTTGCCCTTACTGGACATTATCCCCTCCATCGGGCAATGCAAGCAGAACTTCCGGCTCTAAGGCGGAAGGCAGTCCCGCCCGCTTGCGACCCTCGAGTAGCATCTCCATCAGTGCCGGGCTTGGCCCGACTTCGAGCTTTTCAGTCCACATCTTTAGGTGCTTCCCGATCAACTCCGCCGCTTTGAGACGAGCTTGCATTTGCCAATGTCCCGCTCCGGCTTCCTTCGCGGCCTCAATGATGGAATGCAGTTCTTGCAAGACGGATTCCTGAGTCGTTTCCACCTTTTCCAGTCGCTTGGTAAGCTTGCGCTCAATTTCCCGCTGCACCTCGGGGTGTTTCATCAAGTCACAGGCAGTCTTATGGGCGCGGTTCTTGGAGAAGCCTGCTTTCCGGGCTGCTTCAGCCTTCCCGACACTCGGGTCGGCGCAGTACTCCATTACGAACAATTGCTGCCGCTTAGTTAATGACACGTCCGACCGTCCCCGTAACTTCGCTGTAATCACAGTTCGATGTGACGAATGTAACCAGGAACTCCGGGCCATCCTCCAAGTCCGACCGAAGGACCAGGTTGGCTCGCGCCGCGATCACTTCCGCTTGCTCCGGCGTCAATCTGCCTCGGTTCTTGCTCACGCCGTCACCGCCTTCTGCTTGCGCATCTCCAATGCGCTCGCGGGAATCTGCCACTCGCCATCGACTTTCTGCGCCCCAGGCAATCTCTTTTCCGCGAGCAGGACCCGAATCCACTGCGACGTGCAGCCCAGCTCGCGAGCAGCTTCGTAAACTCCGAATGTGTCTTGGTGCTCCATAATTGCGACTGTAAGCACAAGAACAACTGGAGTACAGGGAGCAAACTCAGCGAGTTACTTC